CTCTTGCATGTTAATGAGAGACACAGTGTCTTTTGAATCAACCCAGCCCCTTCCCATCTGTCCTAAGAATGTACTCCAGTCTTGGTGTAAACACATAAGGTTAACTTCTTCCATCACGCCAAGAGGCAAGTGGGGTATGGCACGGTGACTGCTATCTTCAGATACAAGATAAGCGTTACTGGTTCGAGTGTCAGAACTGTCGGAGGGGTAAGCTGCACCAGAAGATAGATTATCTTGAGTGTAGTTTTTCTCATTGAATACCTTTATCTCTTCTTGAAAGTCCAAAGCATCTTCACTGTTCTTGTCCAAGTACCGAATGACTACAAAGCCATTGTTCCTTAGTTCTTTAGTTTGACTATTGCTTAACACGATTCTTTACCTCCTTCCAGTTGTCATATTTGTCACGCTTCCAGCTGTTGAGCTTTCCCATGTCCTTCAGGTGGTGACCTTGGTCTCTGATCCTTACAAACGGTTCAGTCTCGTGAACCCATCCTGCAATACGATCTACTAGGCCAAACTTATAGCCCATGTTCATAAACTCTTCTTCGATCTCGATGATTAGATTAACTTGCAACATGGGATACCTCCTAGATTAGATTGATTACAGTTTCGATAGGGCCAAAGTTAGACCAGTCTATCTCAACCAGTTCTATTCCTATTTCTTCACAGATCATAGGTAACAGAATCAGGTGAGCCTGTTCTAGCTCAGAAATGTTTAACAAAGTTTGTTTGCTCTCTTCTGGACGACCTCTGCCAAGAAGACGACCGTATGTACTTTCTGGGTCTGAATACAGATATATAACTTTTGAAGGAGGGTATTGCATGAGACGTTCGAGAGACCTGTCTAGGAACTCTTGGCCAACATCTTCATCTATCTCTCCTTTACAGATCATGTATGTGGTGAAAATCATATCGTCAATCATAGACCGTTCATGTACGAACAGACCTTTTGTGACGCACGACACTTCAGCATCGATAAGACGGTAGTCATTTATGTATGTTTGAAGGTGTATAGCACTTCGAGGATCACTGTTGTAGCTGTCTAGTAAAGACAGGAACTCTGGTCCAAGGTTCTCGTATACGACTTCTAAGCCGTTGCTCTCAAGACCAGAGAGTACCGTAGACTTCCCTACTGCGATGTTCCCTGATAAAGAAATATAGCTCATTAGAATCTTACTCCATGTGTTTGTTCAAAGTAACCCTGAATAGATTTCCAACCTCTCATAGTCAAGGACTTCTGAGGGTAAGGGGCACTCCAACCTCGATTAAGTTTTGTAGCGTATTTAAGTCCTACTCGAGAAGATTCTCGGTCTAGGAACTTAGCAATCATATCAGTGTTGTCATCTATAATAATGTCAGCATCGATAAGTTCTTTGTGGTGAGTGTGTATTACAGGTATGTCACTGCCGAAATGGTCTGATAACCAGTTCTCTTTAGAGACGACCTGTTCAGTAAAAGGAGAATAAGTAACAAACACTACCGAGAATTCTTGATCAATAAGCTTACGAACAATGTTTACGGATCTAGCATAAGGTTTGAGATCGTGATAGATGTCTTTTCCACGCCAGTAAGCCATAGGGTCTTCGTTCATATGCTCTTGCATCTGCAATTCAACTTTGTAGGCGTTAGGTTTAAGTTCAACACCAGTTCTAGCTTTGAACCACCGCAACCAAGGACTCAGGGTATCAACCAGAGTTAAGTCAACGTCAATCATTACTGTCTTCATAAATGTTTACTCCTAATACTAATAAAGTCCTACATCTTGAAGCTTCTTCCGCATGATTTCTACCCTGCGGTTTGCTTCTTGAGTGTCTTCGTGTAGACGTTTGTTTTGGTCGTGCAACTGCTGGATAGTATCTTCAAGTTCTAAGATACGACCCTGCAGTCCTTTGGTACTCAAAACGGACAACCATCGTCACGATCTGAAAGATAGGATTCAACATCATCCTGAGAATACTTAAGAATATCTTTTACAATTAATTCTCGGATAGTAATCTCTAGCTGCAATGCAGTTTGAGTACCTGCTGCGACATTGATGGCAACAATCTGCCATGTGTCGTCATTCATGAGGATCTCTTCAACAGCAAATGGGTCAGTGTCAAGCATTTCTTCTGCTAACTGTTCCGCACCTTCTAGTAAATCATCCTCATCAAAATCAAAGATTGCTTCGTCGTATGGACCAGCTAATCGCCATGAGTCATAACCTGCAATATCCATAATATTCTCCTATTAAGTTGTTATTGTATCATAATACAGTGTTTTGAGACTACACTATATCAAAGTTCCTAGACTTGCTACATGCTATAGCGGTATAAAAGTCTGGTGCTAAGCCAGTATTGACGAAAGACACAGGCTTTCCGTCTACCTTGTTCTGGGTATAACGAGCCAAAGTCATAGCGTAATCCCACAACTGATTGTCGTGGTAAGGTACATCGAAATCACTAAATATCTCACACAACCTATCGCCTGACCTATCTGTTATAATGTCTGTATAAAATTCTGTCAAAGCTATAAAGAACTGTTTACAGTCTATAGAGTCACCTTCAGGGAATACACAAGGCTTACAAGTCCTTGTCATTTGATAATCATCGTTGTGCTCTAAGGCTGCATTGACCTGTGAGACGGTGAAGTCATAAACGTGAAGGTTGGTGCACCAATGGGTGTAAGTCCCTACAGGGACGCCTACTCGCTGTGCTACGTACTCTTGCAGGAATGTCCACTCTGGAATGTTTACGTTAGTAACACCCCACACTAGATCAGCACTGCGACTGAACAAGTTCATATCTAGCTTACCATCTGTAACGTAGAAGTGGATCAAGTTGTTGCATGGCAAGTCCTTGGTGTCCACACCGCTATCAATATCGCTCTGGTATATATCTATAACAGAACGTCGAGTGTGCAATCCATCTTTCTCAAACATCTGTATTGCATTCTCTAACTGACTGTGTGCGTAAATTCGTGGGCCATAACCACCTCTCCAAGTATCACCATCATCACTGTACAGTTTTGCACGTGGAAGGTAAAAAGAAAGGAATGGATTAATGCGGTCACTTCCAGACATAACCCAAAACAATTCTGCGATGACTGAGAAGAGGTTGTTGTTGCGTCCTTTCAAATTAAGGTGGCGACTGAGAGGATTGGTCAACTCAAGTGCTACATTATTCAGGTATGTAACTTCACCATTACGTGAAGTGTGTGTCTTCCCTTTGGTTGTCAGAAGCTCAGAAGTCCCCATGAACAATCCGTTAAGGGTGTTTTGTGTAACAGTTGATACCATTGTATTGTCCTCTATTTAGGTATTTTACCAATGAAGTAGATTACTGCTAATCGCACGACAAGGTGTCCGAGTGTGGCGAACAGGCCGACTAGACCTATTATATTAGCTATTTCTAGTGCTTCGTTCATTCAGTTACTCCATTCAACTCATCGATTCGGAACTGAAGATACACCATGGCTTTCTCTAAGTCTTGGATCTCTTTAGCAGAGTCTGACATTCCTACGCTTGACTTCTTACCACATCGTGCAATGTACTTAGTAGCACAGCCCAAGTAGTAATCCAAGCCCCATGCTTTAGCTACAAAACGATGCTCGAACTTCTTGTCAGCATTCTGATAGTGGGTAGGGTTAGTTGGAGTAGTAGGGCGTGGCTTTGACTCAGCTTCCCCCCATATATTGACGCTGGACAAGGATGATCCTATGCTTTTGATATCGTTGATACCTCGATAGCCTTCCTGAGTACCAATGCTTCGTGCGTAATCGTCCATGTTGTCTCGTTCTAAGTCTGTCATAGTTTTCTCCTTAATTAAATTTATGATATCTCTACACCTTCCTGCTTAAGATACGTTGCCGCACCTTTCATGGAAAGACGTTGTGTTGTGACGTTATTGGTAAACATACTCTTCTTACGGAATGTGCCGTAGGTGTAGCCTCTCAGCTCCATCTGCTTAACAATCTCGTCAATCTCTTCTTGAGTTCGGTCTGTGCCAAATCTCTTAGACATAGTATACTCCTAGTGTTGATAATAAAAAATGAGCAGTTTATACACAGGCTCACGTGTTGGGGGGCAGTTTACACACATGCCTAGGTGCCGTCGGGTATTCAGGGGTAATCAAACATACCCCTCAGAGGATTAAACACCTCTGGTTCCAACCCACAGGAATTGGCGCAACGAACAGCTGCACTGCCTCACCGTAGATATTCTTTGATTCTGTATTGTATCATAATACAGTGTTTTGATTGTTACTTGCTAGAAGGATTATTGGATTGTTCTTCCAACATCATCATTCGAGTAGACTTGAATCCGTCTTCAACGAACTCTGCTACCATATCCCCTGCCTCTGCTGCAGTTATGTTTCGAACCTCTGTGTCTTCTGGACTCATAACTTTACTGTTTACGAGTACACAACCCATAGACAAGGCTATACATTCGATAACATCGATTGCGTCTGCACCCCTATCTCCCCACCTGATAACTAAAGCTGCAACTGCGTCTCCACATTCAGCACCCATTTCTTCTTCTATATCAGACATTCTGTACCTCCGAAGTTGTTGTAGACCAGCCCCAAGAATCTCCAGACATACCATCTGCTGAATAGTCTGTGACTCGACCTTCAAAGAAATTCTTAAATGAATCTCCGTTTAGTACCCAGTCTAGCCAAGGCAAAGGGTTGTCCTCGATATTCCAGTTAGGCTTGAGACCTAAGTTGACCAACCTTCGGTCTGCGATGAATCGAATGTAGGCTTTAACTTCACTAGGAGTTAGACCTTCCACACCTCCCATTTCAAAAGCAAGATCAATAACTTTGTCTTCTAGCTCAACAGCTTCTCGATACATCTGGTATATAGCTAATTTGAATTCATCAGTAACTACTTCTGGATTCTCTTTGGTGTATGTGCGGAATATCTCTGTCATACCTGCAACGTGAATAGTCTCGTCACGAATAGACCATTCGACGATCTCACACATACCTTTAAGCTTCCCTGTACGCTGAAAGTTCAACAACATAACAAATGCTGAGAACAAGGACATGCCTTCGTTGCATACCGTCTGGGCAAGAGCTTTAGCTAATCCTGCTGTTGTGTCAGGATCAAAGGTCTGCATGAACTCAATCTTGTCAGCCATAGCATCGTACTCTAAAAATGCTTTATAATCGGATTCAGGAAATCCAAGCGTATCGTTAAGAAGAGCGTAAGAACGCATGTGGACGGTTTCACGGTGTGCAAAACTTAACATCATCATACGTGCTTCGTTATTCTTGATACGGGGTAGGAATACATCTACATAACTACCGCCCACGATAACATCAGACTGTGTAAACAATCGTAGTATCTGGGTGATAAAGTTCTTTTCTTCATTGGAAATCTTGCCAGACTTCCACTGTGTTACATCTTCTTGTAGGTCACATTCCCACTCGCCCCAGTGTAGCTTGTCATGCTCGATAGCTTGGTTGACAAAGCTGGCATACTGGAAGGGTTTGTAGGCTGGTGATGGTGTTAATAAGCTCATTGTTAATCATCCTTGACATGATAAGCACTCATCATCATCGACAGAGAAGTCTTCCAGAGCTACACGTGTGGGCTTGAAACTCACTGTGTCTGCTTTGGAACTAGCACTTGTTCGAAGATAGTAAAGTCCTTTAAGTTTTTTGTTGAAAGCCCGTAAGTGAACCTCGTTCACGTAAGCTTTGTCGGTTCCTGATGGGAAGAATAGGTTCACGCTTTGACCCTGACAGATAAATGGCTGTCGAGTTGCTGCGTGGTCTACTACCCATCGTTGGTCTAGTTCAAATGCTGTTTTAAATATCTGTTTTTCCCACTCGTCCATCCACTCTAAGTGTTGAACGCTACCTTCGTGTAGGATAATAGAAGTCCACTGTTCTTCTAACCACTTTTCGTCATCACTGACAGTTTTTAGAAACTTATCAAGATATAGGTTCTTTACAAGATGTGCACCCACTCGGGTACGGTGTGTAAACGCATTAGACTTAAGTGGCTCAATGGACGCTGAACAACCTGCTATAATAGAGGAGTTAGCGTTTGGAGCTACTGCAAGTAAATGAGAGTTACGAATACCATCTACATCAGGGCAAGATCCACGTTCTTCTGCTAAGTGAACAGATGCTGCTTGGGCTTGTGCTTTAATATGAGTGAACATTTCATTGTTGTAAGTTGTGGCCATAGGAGACTCCCAAGGGATCCCTACACGTTGTAAAGCACTGTGGAAGCCCATTGCTCCAAGTCCTAAACTACGTTCCTGAGTGGCACTAAATGCAGCCTTACGTAGCTCTTTAGGAGCGTACTCGATAAAGAAGCTAATGACGTTGTCAAGCATCGTGATCAAGTCAGCTACCATAGTCGTGCCTTTCCATTCTTGATAGAACTCAAGGTTAACACTAGAGAGACAACACACTGCTGTGCGATCTTCTGAGGTAGGTAAGTGGATCTCGTTACATAGGTTTGACCCATTAATCTTTAGACCCTTCTCTTTCATAGAGGGTGGCAGATGCCTATTAGCTTCGTCAATAAAGTTTAAGTATGGCTCACCTGTACGGAATCGTGTCTCGATGAGACGTTCCCACAACTCTCTGGCTGGCATAGTTTCCCTGACTGATTTGTCATTGGGGTCGATAAGGTTCCACATACCGCCTGAAGTAACTTTGTCCATAAAGACATCACTAATATTAACAGCATTGTGGATGTTAAACGCTTTACGGTTAGGATCACCACCAGTCGGTACACGAATGTTAATAAACTCTATGATGTCTGGGTGAGACACGTCCATATATGCAGCGTAAGAACCTTTTCGGGTCTTGCCTTGACGGTAAGCAGTCATGTCACTGTCGACAGTCTTAAGAAAAGGAATAGGTGAGGGAGCAACGTCACTTACTGACCGTATGTCAGACCAATGACCACCCACTCCACCGCCTTTAACACTGAGCCATCGAAGTTCGGTACTGTGACCAATGAGACCATCCAAGGTATCGGGAACATAACTGAGGAAGCAACTAATAGGTAATCCACGTATCTTCTCTCCTTCTGCTGGTGCGTTAGATAGAATGGGTGAACTGAACATGAACCAACCCTTAGAAGCATAGTCATAGATTCGTTGAGCTAAATCATAATCGTTGCGACAAAAAGCCTTAGCAGCACGTGCATAGGCGTCTTGTGGGTCTTCGTTTTCACGACAGTAGTACTCACTGAGGAGAGTAAAGGCTTGTTCTGACAAGAATTCGTTTCTTGTATAATCAACTTGGATTGCCATTGAGCCACTCCTGTATTTTCTGTTTGTTTTTGAAACCTATAATTCGAGAACCAGTCTCAGTATTGATAAGTGTAGGTACACTACTGACACGATTGTCAATAGCAGATTGCATATCTTCTTCGATATCTACTTCTTCGTATGTTACTTCTAGCTCGTCAAGGACATTAGTCACCATTTTACATGGGCCACAACTCTTGGTATAAAATTTAATAATCATAGGCATTCCTTGAATTTGTCATAGAATACAGCATCGATACCTGCCCAATCTAAATCTGGGGCAAGTTGTGGGTCAATAGCTTCTACATAAGCTTTGTCGTACATAATCTTTAGCTTCTCACAGCCGATTATAGATATAGTTTGTGAAGTTGTAAGTGGGACTTGGGTTGGAATCTCTGTTGGAATCTCTGTCGCCAATGCTAGCGACTCTATCTCTGGCAATAGAGAACCCGACTCGGACGTCATTATCACCCAGCAGTATATCGTAGTCGATAGAAACAGAGCCACGAGTATAGCTAGCACGTCTAGTACTAGGCTCCTTGGTAGTTTTTTCATCATGTTCATCTGAATTGTCCTTAGTTGTATATTGGTGTGAACCACACTCTGTACACGTATAGTGTTTATAGTCTTTCATCGGTTGCTCTTCTCATGAATAGAACCAGAGTGTTCTCTTTGTTTTAGTTTTTCTATGTTCTCAGTCGCTACATCTGCCAGAGATAGGTTGTGTTCTCTACATATCTGGCTCAACATCCAAAGGACATCTCCTATTTCGCTGCTAAGTGCTTTAATGTCCATAGGGACACCTTTTCTCTTACAACGAGCAAATTCGTGTACCAGTTCCCCACACTCCTCAGTCAAGCCGAGGGGCAGGTAATCTGGGTCTTTATAGCTGGCAGTCTTAGACGCCAATCGTTGGTAACTCTCGAACTGTTTAATCATAAAGTGACTCCTTCCAAGTTTCTATACTGAATACCTCATCATGGTCACGTTGCATCCACAATAATAGTCCAGAGTTATCTAATTTGTCGTGCCAGTCATCTCCAGCAAATTCAATGTAAGCGTCACATACAGCAGAGTACAACTCTGACTTTGTAATGGCTTTGCCTATCATCTTCTTAGCTGTAGCTGGCCCAACCTTCTTCTCTCCACCAGAGTAGAAAGAAAGTCCTGGAATGTTATCCACACGATCTCCTGTTAGGAGTTGCAGTGCGAAATGTCTATCTGCAGCTGCAGGTAAAACCCAGTCAATCTCTCTGTGATGAATGTTATAATGCCATCCTGGAACATTACGCAAATCTTTGTCTATAGTGCACAGGATAACTTCACAATCTAACCTCTCATCGCTAGCATCAGCCTTTTGAAATTCTCTATAAAGGTCAATTGCTAACAAGTCGTCAGCTTCACAATTGTCAGACAATATCATTGGATGGTTTTCCATGATATAATCTCGGATGAAAGCATAGTGTACAGGCTTAACCGAGTCTTTACGGTTAGCCTTATACTCTTGATACTTGGCTGCTGTTGTCCTAAAGTTTGTCTTACCAGATAGGTAACAGACGTAGTTAGAAGAACCTGACAACTCTACAATCTTATTGATTGATGTGTCAAGCATATCTGCTACGTCTTCTTCGGACTTTGGTAGGATATCAGTAGTCAAGTTCGGATGCATACACCCTTGCATAGCCAACAACTCCATAAAGTCATTGGCGTCTGCTTTCTTCTCAAACTTCTCTAATACGTTCCCATCATTGTCTAGAACAGAATGAACCGCATCTTGTCCTGCAAAGCCAATCCTATAAACTAAAACATCAGCATCGATAAGTGCTTTTCTGTTTCTTAACATAATGGTCTCCTATTATTATTCGAAGTCGTCTAAATCTAAGTCGTCATCGTCATCACTCGCATCCGAGAATGCATCCTTAGCAGTTGGAGCTTCAGCGAAGTCAAACTCATT